AATACCCATACCCTGAGCAATTGCTTTAGCTAATGCTGGGGTTTGCTCCATTACAGAATTAAGTTCTTCTCCACGCAACGTTCCACTTGCCAAGGCCTGCCCGAACTGAACTAAAGCAGCATCAGCAGCTTCTGCACTTGCACCACTAATTGCTACGGCTTTAGATACGGTTTCAGTTAAACGCGCAGTATCGTCCATAGTAAGGTTTAAAGTCTTAGCATTATCGCTAAAGCGTTGGTAAACCTGTAACACCGAATCCCAAGCTGAATATGTCTTTTGAGCAATTCGGAAAGTATCTTCAGTTGCTTTATTCAATTCAGCTTGATTGTTGGTAACCAACTTTAATCTATTCTGTAATCCAGTATAAGCATCCATTTTAGAGATGGCTGCACCCACAGTAACCAATCCTGCCATATAGCCTGCAAGTGCACGAGTAGCTACAGATAAGCCATCCATAGACTTCGAAGCATAGTCTCCTTTACGTTCAATACTATCCAGCTCATTGCCTAGATTACGCGCATTACGTTCAGCATTTTGCGAATCAATAACAATGACCAAACGGGATTCTTGTGCCATCTTTACTTTCCTCTAGGCAATAAATACTCGCGAAAACGAGCTATAAAAATTGGACAAAAAAACCGACCTCATTTAGGGTCGGTTTATGCTTTAATTGCTGCGATGATTTCTGGTAATTTCCAGATTAGAATTGGTATAGAAAACAATATTAAAAAGGCTAGTATTGTTTGCCACAACCCATATTTTTCAATAGACACTTTCATAAGCTCCACTATTGGTTTAAAATGCTCCATATAGAATTATTTTTCCTCTTGCTTTCGTCGGTTGGTGGAAATGCAAAAACCCCGATGCATCAACATTGGGGTTTTTCTTTGGGCAATAAAAAAACCCGCCTGCGCGGGTTTCATTTCTTTTACTTACTTCAAAGCTTTACTTAACAGTATTTACTTGATCTTTAAAGCGTTTTAATGCGTGGTAAGCCTTACTATCCTTAGAACCATCAATAATCGGATTTTCGATTAGTCCCTTGCTAGTATTAACTCGAATCCAAGCTCTTTTTGAATTAAGAATTTTATCCACTACGGTTAAATCAGTAACAAATACTTTGCTAGACTCCAATAAAGTACCAGTTGAAAAATCCGTTAAAGTGTTTTCTCTTAATTTGATTATTTCTCCATCAATATTCAAATCAACAGAGTTTATAGAAACGATTGAATTTATAACTGATATCTTTAACCCTACAAGATTCGGGTTATTGCTTAACCAAATCGCGCCTATTAAAGGACAAACCATTTGATCACATGCAACACTATGCCCATCAATAAAAACTCTTTTTGATCCATCAAATCCACTTGTAGTTACTTTAGGTGCCAACCCAGATGTTGTAGCGCACCCCACTAATCCAAGACTTAATAGACCCGCAGCCAATAATTTTTTCATGAATTTCACCGTTTGTTATAAAGTGTACTAACTTTAACAAACTGCTCATTAAATGTCACATGAAGAAAACCCGCACTAGGCGGGTCTTATTTAATTAAGATAAATACCATTCAATTGTATGGATAGGATGTTCACCTAGTTGTGAGTAGTGCGTCATCCCATGCTTCAATGCTCTTCGATTTAATGAATTAGCATGTGCCGCCATTTCCTGAGCTATTCCTATCACTTGGGCAGCATAACCACTTCGCAACATACTTAAAGCTGGATAGATATCATTCTTGATGATTTTCGATATAGTTGGGACGAAAAACATTAAGAACTGAACATCGGTATCGTTCCAAGGTTCATTATTTACTTGCATTGGTACTAATGGATTTTCTACCTTTCCTTTTACTTCCATGCTTAACAAATACTGCACAGAGTCCTCAAAGTGAATGGCTAGAAGTTCATGATAAGAGTTAATTTTGAAATGCCGATTATGTCGAGTCCAAACTTGTGCTCTTAATCCATTGTTGCCGTTCACCTTAGCATCAACAATTTTCTGCAATGAATCCTTTTGTTCAGGTGAAATTACTTTTCGTGTTTCAATTGCACCGCCCATGAACTTTTCTTTCATGGCTTCAAAAGCTAATTTTTCACAACGAATGAAGTAACGTCTAGCTTCACGTCCTTTATCATTGTTCTCAACCATGCAAAGTTCTTTTGCCATATCTAGACTTAATGAATAGTCTTTTTGAACAACATTTGAACGGACGCCCGTTTTGGCGACCGTTAAAACAAAGTCTACATTCTCTTGGAATTTGTACTTAGATATACGTTGTTTTATCCAGTTAGCAAAATCACGGCCAACTTCCAAAAATGAATGTAATGATCTGGCATCTACAGCAAACTGCTTGTCACCACCAATATCCACCTCAACCAGATCAAGTACCTGATCGCCAGTTAAGGTATGTTGTAAATCAATTTTTTCTGCTACTATAGTCATAGTTAATATTCCTGTATTGACATCAATTAAGCCCTGCTCGCCAAAGTCACGGGCTTTTTTGTTGTCTGTTAATTTCATGCTTTCGCATCCTGTTGTTTCTCTCTTTTTTCCAACCACTCTTCAACCAAAAGAATTAGTTGAGCGGTTTGCGATCTACGTTCCTTCTGAATTTCAGCTTTAAAGCGCACCAAAATATTTTCAGGCATTCTAAAGTTCACCTGTGCTTCACTTCTCGTCATATCAACCTCTTCTTAAATGTTAGCAATATCTAACAATTGCTAACATAGCAAAGAAATTAAACTTATGTCAACATGTTTTGCTAACAAGTGCTAACAATTTACTAGGTCTTAAAATGTCTGATGATGTTCAATTTAACTTACGCATTCCCTCTGAACTAAAGCAGCGGATAGTTGATGCTGCAAAGAAGAATAGTAGATCTATCAATGCTGAAGCTCAGCTTCGTCTCGAGCGTACTTTTGAACTTGATGATTTGCCAGAACCTAGCAATCCACAAAATATAACCGACCCTAAAAAACTAGAAGAATGGGCAAAATCAATTTTGAAAGAACTTTTAAAATTAAAAGAGTTAAATGAAAGACTTGAGCGTCTTGAGAGTGATGTAAGTTCTCTTGAAGCTAATTCTTATGATATTGAAAATAGAATAAATGATTTAGATGGTCGCGGATTTTTACCATAACCCCCCCATTTCCCATTATATTAAAAGCACCTCACGGTGCTTTTTTAGTCGCCTTCTTATGGCACTCCTCCAAAAACAAATTATCCAACGCAAAAATACAGTCATTAAAAATATGAGCAGCTACTGGTAAATCATTATGCTCTGCATAGACATTGATTGCCTGCTGATCTAAAGATAACGGGATGCCCTGCTCATACCGTCTGGATCTGCAAATAGTGCTAAATGCCGAAAGAATAGATTCAGCTGCATAAGAATATTCTGGTGGATCCGGAATACGGCCGCCTAAGAACTTGATTTGTTCGATTTCGTGCGGCGTTTTTGACGCATAGGTCTTTTGGTATTTGTAGAGCTCGATGACTTTCCCAGAATTAAAGCCTTGTCCTTGTCGGCTTCTTCCTGAATCTTCTGAGCCTGTTCTTTAATGAATAACCAGATTGAAATACCAATATCACCAAGATTAAGAAGCTTTGAGGCATTCTCAGGGGTATATGGCTTTTCAGACTCAACAGTTTTACCGTCTACGATTTCGGCAAATACCACACCTTTCCAGTCTTCAATTAAGTGGGCAGCACATGCATCCATTAACAATTCGTGATAAAGCTTGGCATTTTCATCTTTGACCATCACATCATAGCCTTTAGACGAGATCTGGTTTCCTGCTCGTTCAATAGCTACCTGAAAAGGCTTATAAGCGATACCACGGACTTTGAACTCTGCCTGTACCTCTCCATCAGCACCCTTGTATTCACACCATTTTGATACGTCTGAGCTTTTAATAATTCCGACTTTTAAAGCCATAGCAACCTCTAATTTTTAGAAATAAAAAAGCCCATGGGATTCCATAGGCTTTGTTACTGAATAAGTTGATTACACAAGAGCACGTACAATTGTTGGCGCTGTACGAACTTGGGCAAAGTTGATATCTACAGTAATGATGTCATCACCACCACCATCCGGGTGATTGGCTTCCATGACTTCCAGTTGTGGGAAGTTAAATGAATATTTACTTCCTTTGCTGTCTCTGATGTCGAAGGTCAGTGTAAACACATCACGGGTTTTGATTGCATCAATCCAACCAGCAGCTGTGGCCGAGAACATGAATGAAGCATTCGCTTCGATATCCATCATTTTTTCAATGTAGAACTCTGGTGTGTACTTACCCGAACCGATACAACGGATTGCTTCAAGGTTGTTATTGATAGAAATGGTAAGAGACTGTAGACATGCTTTGCCTTGAATTGACTGGCCGTTTACAAGCAAGTTTTCCACGTTCGGCATACTGACAAGCGGACGAGTTGAGGCTGCCACCGGATTCACTACAGGGTTAGTTTGCTGACGAGTAAACGAGCTACCTACAAGACTAAAGTTACCAGTGATTTTCCCCGTGGTCTGGATAGTAATTTCACCAGAATTGACCTGAACTCCACGGTAAATAAACACCTGCCCAATATCTTCAAAAACTTTAACCAACGTTAATGATTTTCGAACAGCACCGCCAATTGTTAAGCTGTTTGTCGCCCAGTTATTGAAGGCTAAAGCACTTAAGAATAGATCAAATGTTCCAAGTGATAATTCAAACTCTAACTGACCTGCTACTTCTGCTTCAGTAACTACCCCACCTTGTCGAAAACGTGAATCAACCACTTCACTGCTTTCTTCAGTAGAAACATTTTCAGATAAACCATCACTTACACGGCGAACTGTGTACCAGATCGGGTTTGCTGGAGTTGTTCCTAAAACTGCTTCTTCACAAGCATATAATCGAATTTTTGCGCCTGAACTCATTTATGGTTCTCCAAAATTTAGGCAATAAAAAACCCGCTTTTTAAGCGGGTTATTAAAGTGTTTCGTCTGTGTCTGAGATTTCTGGCGGTTCTACCCCAACCATTGCAGCAGCTACAGCCTCGGATAAGTTTGTAGGTTGGAAATCAAAAGGTGTTTCAATTGTAGGTGGCTCAGGCTCTGGTTCAGGTTCTTCATGCAAGCGAATATCAATCCAGCGACCTTCTGGAATATCTATAGGTAATTCCAAGTCTGCAACAACTGCAGCAAGTTCAAAATCAAACTTACGTTTATAAGTCTTAATAGATAGATCACCGTTTTCCAATGTGTCATACACCACAGCTACGATCGTGTTTCCATTTGCGTCTTTGGGTACTTCGATGTACCAACCTTCTTGGGCAAAGCCTAAAGAGCCTTTAAGTAAATAATCGCCTACATCAACTTTCTTAAATTCAATCGGCTGTTTTTCTGCATCACTATTGAGTTCGATATGGTCGTTAAACAACTTAACTACTGGTGAGGCTGATTTTAAGAATCCGTTTGCATCAACTGATGTATTGAAGCTGGTCTTTAAATGCCCCCATGCTGACCATGCATCAGATCCAGCACCATATCGATATGACATTTGGTGCCCTAGCACACCTTTGAAGAATTGCCATGAATAAGTACCGATTGAATCATTGGCGTGATAGCCCATCAATGTCCCATAACGCGTAGGCATTAATAGAGGATTTGATGTACTTCCCCCTTGCCAGTCACCATGGGAGATGTTCACTAAACGATTTAGACCCAGAACCGTTACCCATTGTGAAACTTGTGATTTATCAAAAAGAGAAGCTACCGCATTTGCTGAATAACCCAAAACACCTGTATCACCCAATCCTAATGCAGTTCGTGCAGTAGCTGCCGAAGTTGCGCCTGTCCCCCCTTGTGCTATTGAAAGTGGAGTAGTTAAACCTTGGATTTCAGTAATGTCAGTATTTACACCTTTTCCAGCAGCACCAAGATTATTTCGAGCTTCTGCTGCAGTGGTTGCCCCTGTACCACCTTGAGAGATTGCCGCTGTTCCTTGGACTTGCGAAAAGTTGGGTGCTAGATTGGGAATGCCAGAAGCGAATGGCAGCATAAATTGCCGCTTGCCCTGAGCTGAGTTCAACTGGAACGGTCGATGGTCCCAATTAAATTTAAATACAAGATTTGCCATTATGCTGTTACTCCGTCAATCACTTGGAAAGTCAAAGTTTCGGTGTGTTGAGTGTTGCCGCTTACTACCGCTTTAATATCCATTTGATACAAACCAACAGGCCAAGCAGCTGTGCTTGCTCCAGATTTCACATTAAGCCAACCCTTTTGTGTGCTCTGGCTTAATGCTGCACAAGTCAATGTAGCTACCACTGCTCCATCCGCCAACGATTTAACTTGCGATGTGAATGTGTAGCCTGTCAGATCGATGGCACGGCGAACATCATCCGGTGGATATTGCAGGGCTTCATCCATATCAACTAACTGTAGGTTTAAGTTGAAAGTGTCACCACGCTTAAAAACAAAATTGCTCATAAGTGATTCCTATAGACATAAAAAAACCACCGATGAGGTGGTACATAAATTATTTAGGCATAAAAAACCGCCTTTCGGCGGCATTGGTTTGGAAATAATTAACCCCGCACTTGGCGGGGTTTAATGTTTGTTGGAATCTATGGTTTCACCCTGTATGCCTTTGCATAGTTTCAGGATGCTTTCGGCATGCAGTGTAATGTGTCGATGGTTTGGCTTGGTTCGCTCAATATCAATAGCTATTAGCATTGCTGCGCGCAGGTTTTCTGTCGGCTCTACACTTTCAAAAATGTAGGTGTCGTTATGAATAACAATATCGGCATAACCATCTTCTTCTGTGCTTGGTCTGCACTCCACCACAATGTAAGCAGGAACATTATTTGTCATTATCTTTATCCTCATCAAAATCTAAGGATGGTTGCGCTTCCTTAATCAGATCATCCAATTCTTTAAGCATAGCTGGCTTTGTTTGCTTACCATGGATTGATAGAAAGCTTGCTGCGCCTGACAGAGATTGGGTAATCAGCTCAAGTTGTGCTGAAAGCTTGCCAATGCGTACCTGTAGCCCATCTTTGAGTTGACGAGCCAATTCCTCTTGCTCGATGTAGTATTTGCGGATCTCATGACCTTTTTTATTGCGCTCCATCATCCCAAGGTGTTTGGTCATATCCACCGAGATGATGTACTCAATTAGGTTTTGTCCTGTTTTTGAAAGCTCCTCTTTTTTGAGGAGCTTAATAAAATCAAAATTCTCTTCAAAGCCACATTGTTTAATGCGTCGCTTAATCCAATCCGAAAAGTCCGTCTTAACCTCTAACATTTTATGTAGGTCACGCGCATTCACGCCGAGTTGGACTTTTCCATTTAATTCAACTTCGATAAATGGAGTTTGATTTTCAATTTTCACAATTGCATTCATATCGTTTACCTCGTTACCAAATAAAAAAGCCACACAGACATGCGGTAACGAGACATATCTGTATGGCAAAACGGTTAACCCAAGTTTGGATTTATCTTTAAAATTAGATATTTGAAGAAAATAAACTGGCAGGCACACTGAACATGAAAAGTGTGCTTTTCGGGGATCAACCTAGCCAGTGTTCGCCTGAATTTCAGGCATAAAAAAACCTGCCACTAAGGACAGGTTCGTTTAAAAGTTAAATTCGTTAATTGACGCGATAATTTATTGAAATGTTGTACTGAATGAAATCCCCATTACTGCCGAGGTTCTGCACTTGACCTTGTAAGACTTCTAACTGTCCGCTCGTAAAGTATTCAAAATGAGCTAACCAAGCATCTGCAAGTTTTGTGATTGCTACTTCATGAGTATTTAAACGAGCCATACAGTTGATTGAGATAATCCCTGTTCGTCTTGTGCATGGGGTATCACCAATTGCAGCAATAATCGAACCACCCCACAGTACGTTAATGTCGCACCAAAGCCCATCAGTCGGAACTGTAAAGTCTTTATTAGGATATTTAATTCTGGTCTGCTCAATTCCAGTAAAGGCCATTGCTCTAGTGATAATGGCTTGTCGTGCTTGATCTAAAGTCATTGCCATTTTAACCACCGTATTTCTGAGCAATATAGTTAAAGGTTGTGGAATAAACACCTTGAGGGGCTTGCTGCGAAAAACCTCCCACGCTTTTAATCACGTATTTTTTGGCCTTTTTGTCGTATGAGCCTTTTTTGACTGGTTTTGGATATTGTCCAAACTCAATAGCAGTGGCGTAAGGCGCATTCGTTTGGATGTATACAACCGAATAAGGAACTAGACGAGATAAGACGCTTGTGCCTTTGCTAATGGTTGAGCCACCGCTTTTGTCTTTCTCTGCCTCATTAAATGATTGGTCAGTCTGGTTTATGCTGACTCTGTGTGATGCTCTATAGGCTCCCGTGTCTACAGGACTGGCTAATACAACTCCACCTAAGGCATCAATGACAATATCTTTCTGTTTTTTAGTTAGGTCGGCTTCAATCGTTTTAGTGAAGGCACTCGGTTTGCTTGTCCAGCCCATTAAAAGTCACCTCAACTTTACCAAACAGTATCTCAAATACTGGTTCATTCCCTACTGTAAACACTCGACCGTCAATGGTGGTTTTATGTCGAATAAGATAGCCTTTGTTAGTATCTGCAAAGAGTACATACTTACATTCTTCGCCATCTAACAGCACCTTCTTTGGGCCATTAGTGGATTTGCGAACCTCAGCGTGATAAACGCCCTCTTGGTTTACAGCCTGACTTATTAAGTTCCCATCATCTAAGTTAATCATTAGACTTTCCTCAATTGAGCAATCCATGTTGCGTCCGCTGGATCTTTTCCGTAACTCACAACCCGATAATTCCCGCCTTCAATCACCCAAATGTCATTAACATCTGGATCAACTAGAGTTCCTGCCGCATCCTTCACTTCATTTTGCAATAACACGGCTTTAGAGTCTGTGGCGCGGTAATCTATAGGCTTCACCAAATCTTTTAAATAAGAGCCAAATAGGACGCCTCTGCCGCCATATACATATTCAGTGTAAGTATCTTCACCAGTGGCGGGATTAGAACCAGTTAGCTTCTTTCGAGTACAAGTGAAGGAATCTACAGCGTCTGCAAGCTCATCCTCTGCATCAAATGCGGCTGCCAGTTCTTGCTGAATTTCATCACGCATTCCCATGGCCTACTCCGTAATAACAAAGGTGTTGATGTGATACTTCTCGCTAAAGAATGGCTCAAGCAGATCAAGGATAAATTGCATATCGCCACTTACTGACTCTTCTTTGCCTGCAACATACGTCTTGCTTACAGACGTGCCAGACTGTGCAGAGACTGTTTTGGATGCTACTACACCTTCTTTAGTTGTGTAGAGTTGCCCTGCTGCTGCCAGTTTTGCTAAGTAAGCGCCAGCCGTAAGAATCGCATCTGGCACTTCACCTTCTGGATAGTCTGGTAAATTTCTAGCATTAAGCCACGCATTAGCCTGCATCACAACAATAACCGGATCACCAGTTCCCCACCAGTCAGGCCCTAGCTTTTGAGTCACACTTTCGACTGTTACATAGTTCATAGCTTAATCCTAAAAATCTAATTAAGAAGGACGGCCCGAAAGCCGCCCTGCTTTAGTTATGCACCACCATTCAGCGGTGCTTCTGGCACAGGAACTGCTACTTCTGGGTCCTTAATGCCATAGTCACCCGCTGTTTTGGCAGGGTCAAACATAGTGCCTGCTGCTAATGTGTCAGTCGCATCATCAGCATATCGGCGGTCAGTTGGGTATTGGTATTTGTAGTCTGGTTGCTTCTCAGCCATGACTGCTCTCCTTAAAGGTTAGTAATTAGGAAGCGGATTGAGGTGTCTTCTGGTTTGGTTACAAGTTCCCAGTTAGCTGCCTTCTGCAAATCAGCCCAAGAAGCGCTTAAAGACTCACGCTCTGTACCACCAGTTAAAGTGTCCTTAGGTGCAATGAAGCTAAAACCTTGTGGATGGATCAACATGTTGCGACGCGTCCAAAGGATTTCATGACCAGCACCGTTACCAGTTGATTGTGTTTCTTCAACCTTCAAATCTTTCGGCCCCGGAACAGAGTCATATGCAAATGCGCGTGGACCTGCAAGAATCGTGATGAACTTAGCGTTTGCGCCTGTGCCAATTTGCGTATTGGTATCTGTTTCAATGACTGCGCGCCCGTTGTAAACGGTGATTGGTGGCAAGTTATCACTTGTGGTCACTTGTTCAAGTAATTGCTGTTTACGCATCTTCGCAGCAATACGTGAATGCACGAACATCACACCACGTCCACGTAATGAAGCATTCATTGTGCTTTCCGCATCAATGTAAGCATCTACTGACCAACGTGAAGCATCTGTTGCTGTTGAAGCAGAGATGTCAGTAGTGAATCGCTTGCCGTTCGCCTGGTCATAATTACGCAAGCCAATTACTGTTGCTAGAGCACGGTTTTCGGCAGCTTGTTGCCAATACTTATTCAGCATTCCACCAATAAGCTCAAGTGAATTGACCTTCGATAAATACTGCCCAAGAACAGACTCAAGAAAGCCTTCGTTCATATAAGCAACGCGGCCTTGCATTTCACCTGCATCAATCGTGCGAGGCATTGCGATATCAGTCAAAATGGTGTTGCCATAGTTCTGTTCAACATTACCATCCACACCGTTAATGTATGGAACGACGAATGTTGATGAACCACTTGTAAGCAAAGGACGTAAAGATTCATCAGATACGAATGCACCTGACTGCACGAGTGGCGAAACTGCCACAGGATTTGGACGTAGATAAGATAAAACTACGTCACGGTTAAATACTTCTACTAAAGAAGGCATGGAGTTACTCCCAATAATTAATTATTAAAGTCACCATTCGCTACTGCTGCTTGGAACCCTTGAGGGTCATTCTTTTGGAATTCCAAGCGCTCTTGCGTGGTCATTTCACTTGGTTTCTTGGCAGCTCCACCACCCGAACCACCGCCAGAAGCCCCACTTCCTGACGCATTTGATGCAACAATTAATGGCTTAAATGCCACGTTGCTGCGAAACTCTTTTTTAAGGTCATCAATACTTAAAGCACTAGGTTTGCCCTGCGAATCTAGTACACGTACTTTGACCTCACCGTTTTCATCGGTTTCGACTTGAAGACGGTTTGTAATATGTGGAAGCAATACTGCCTCCGAGCCTTTGATTGAAAGCTCACTTGCTAATGCTTGAGCTGTTTGCCCGACAGTTAATTTGTAGACTTGGTCTTGCAATGCTTTGGTAGCTTCTGCATGTTTTGCTTCTGCTTGCTCAAGCTTGGCTTTCCAAGATGCTTCAATTGCAGCCACATCACCTTTTTTACGGGCTGCTTCTTCGGCTTCGCGTTGAGCTTTTTCTTCGGCTTCGCGTTGTTTTTGTTGAGCAGATTTCTTTTCACCAAGAAGCTCTTCAACTTTCCGTTTCAGCCCATCCAGTTCTGAATTATCTTGCTGCGGCAGACCTTCAACTTTTAAATAAAATGCGCCATCTTTTTCTTCGTAAAGCGCTTTCATTTCATCAGATAAGCCCTCTAGGCTATCGAGTTTGTATTTCATGTTTTGCTCCCTGAGCGGTTTTGCAGTCACAAACTGCGGGCAATAAAAAAGCACCCTTTCGAGTGCTCTAAATAGAATTAGGTTTTACTTTTCAGAAACTGGCTTGCTGGCATCTTCAAGGTTCTTCAATGTGTTGTTCACTGCCTTAGCAGTTCGTCCATACACATCCTTGCCATTTGCAGAATCAACAGGAATCATCACTGTATCTACAGTAGCAGTTACCACAGTTGATGCCGCCGATACTGTAGCTTTTGTAAGACTTTCAAGTATTCCGAACATTTCTTTTCTCACAACAAGAAAAGCACCCGAAGGTGCTATGGTTTGAATTAAGTTGTTTTACATATTTCTATAAATAACTGGCCTTAATGCTTGAGATGCAATCCAAATATCGTTACGACATACAGGGCAATTCAACACATAGATAGTTTCGTTTCTATCGCTCATGACTCGCAACTCATTCTTTTGAAATTCGATAACTGAATAACACTTGCCACATGAGTCTCTATAGGTCTGCAACTCGGGCGGCACACCTCGACTAATTACTTTCATAATCCCAACCTCTTAAACATTTCTTCATCTAGCTTTTTGAGTTCAGCAAGTGTGAATGGCTGACCTGTTAGCGGATCTACAAACTTATCTAGAGAATACTTACCCTCTTTGAATAGTTTGTATCTTGTCGGCCCAAGCCAAGACTTTTGAAAAGCTGCATCTTGTTTATCAAACCAACCTTTGAAAGTTGTATTTGAATCCACAACGCCTATTTCACCCTCACCATTCACTTTATTGTTAAATGGGCGCATGCCGATTGTTTTCCCTGAATCATCAGAAACAGGAATTAGGATAGACCTACAATTCGGGTGTAAAGGTGGCACCGGATGAGGTTCATCTTTCTTGTAAACCTTATCTGAGTAACCCATACAAATCTTAGAAGTACGGCTATCAAGCGTTGCAATGAACTTTACATACTCAACACCAATGGTCTGATACGTTTCATTCAAGGCAATGTTTGATACATGACTTCGAGCAGTGCGAACCATCGTAGAAATCTGGCTTCTACTCTGATCAAGCAAACCGTCTTGGTAATTAAGCGCTTTCTTACCCTTAATACGCTGAACAATCTGCTGATTAGTCTGGCCTTTAGATAAACCGTCTCGAATAGTTTGCTGTACTCGTAATTTTGCATCATCCGCAATCTTCTCAAATAGATAATCAAGTAGTACACCACCACTCAAAGGCGTTTTCTTTGCCTTGTTGAATAGCGTCTTCCCATTTGGCTCTATTTTGCGATTAGCGAGAGTTTTAGCCTGATATGTAGCTTCGTATACTGCTAAGGCTGTTGCGCTTACTGTGAAGCTCTCAAGCAATCCTGACGCCACAGTTGCCTGCCAATTCTGAACTAAAGTCCTTACTTCTTTTAAAGCTGGCGTTGTGTATTGCCCTGCCATCAATGCAGTCTTTTCAGCATCACTCAAATCGTCTAGTAAGTCTCTTAACTTTGAAAGCATCTCACTAGAGAGTGAATCAAACTGTGTTAAGAGATTATTAATTTCAGTTGAAGACAACCGGTAGAGATAAGCCTGATGTGATACCAGGGCATCAAGTAGAGCTTGTTGTGACAACTGGACGTTCATTTGTCACTCCTGCGATTTAAACCACCATAGGCCTATTAATTGACTCGCTTTCGATACGTGTTTGCTCATCTTCAAAGCTAATTTCTGGCACTTTCCCAGTTGTAAGCAACTCATGGAATGTTTCCATACTCATTCGATTAGCAAGTACCATTTCCCAATAGAATTTAAGCGTATCAAGGTCAATCTTGCCTTTGGCGAAGTCTTGCTTAATGGTGAGTTTCGCCTTAGATCCACTTCCGTAGTATGCCGCACACCATTTAAGCGCATATTCCATCGCCTCATTGGTATTTGCTACACACAAAGAAAGGACACTGTACTGGGCAAGCTTTTCATTATTTGATTGGGTAGCAGTCTTATTGACTTGTTCAGTCTCAAGGATCTTCGCCCCCATCGCCTGCATGTACTTTTCTTTAGCATCCATAGCCTGTTTTGCTAAGGTGCTTTCAGTGACTTGCTTGTAGTCAAATGATGAGCCTTTCGGAAGCATTAAAGGATTCTTAGAACCTAAGCGAACACCATTTTTCTGCAACCAGTCGCGCCAACCTTCATCAAGTTCATTAATAACTGGTTGGGCTTGACCACAAATGAAAACCATCTCTTCATAGCTTGCGCTGTTTTGATAATGGGCCAAGTTCATAGTGACAATTGGTTCTAATGGGATCGGGTCAATATTCCAATCATTAGCCAAAGACCCCAAAGGAATAAAAGGAATTTCATTCCATCTTTGGCCTAATGAATTCGTTGGATAGAAGGCATCCCCACCTTTTAACTCACCTGATTGATCAGTATAAATCTGTACATAGTATTCATTCTTTTCATCAAGACGGAGCACACGATAAGTATTGATATCCTTTTTAGAGAACTCGTCCTCTGGATCCTTTTCCGTAGACTTCTCATGCAAGACAATGAGTTCAGGCTTATAGACCGAACCAACTCGCTTTAAACTCCAGTTGATAATACTCAAGGATTCGTAGAAAACTATTGTTGGTCGAATACCTAAGCTCTCTGCCTGCTGTACAGACACATTTCCATTAGTAGTTGGATAATCAACAAATAAACCACCACGTGCATGCTTTAGAAGACCTTGAACAGAAGATTGAGCAACTTGATAAATTGACTTACCTGTACCATCAGCATCGTATTTAAGAAAATCCATTCCATCCGGTTCGAACGTTGGGTCCTCAGCAAATACCACGCCCACCATCTTGTTTAATGTGTCTTTAGAAATCTCATAAAACACAGCACGGGTTAAGTAAGCCAAATAATATTGATCATTCTGCGTTAAATCAGACGATACATTGGGTTTAGGTAAATAAAGTTCCCCACGGTCTTTAACTTTGGTGGAACCATCACAGACATCGTCGATAGTTTTCCAACGCTTTTTCATGTCTGCATAAGCTTGATGTTCAGTATTAACTGGCATTAGTAAACCATTCCTATATCTAGTGATCTTGCAGGACGAATAATCGGGAAGCGTTTAGCGAGAGGATATCCGCCAGCATCTCCGACATGGTCCAAGCCTGATTTCTTATCTGGCATTCCAAAATCGTCATAAACTTGCTGCTCAAAGGTCTCTGTGAGTCTTGGGCATTTATTTGTGTTGACTAAGAGTGTTCGCTCACCATTGCCATTTAAGATCAAAGCATTTACTGCATTAATTCGGTCTTTAATGTTCGGGTTTGTTGAATTGACTTCCACCCTTAAGCCCTTCTGTCTCAAGATTGCATGATCAGATTCGCTACTCTTTTTTGATGAAGTAGCTTGGCCTGCCGCATCAGGGATAATTGTCATCTCATGATTAGGAAATCTTTCAATCAAAAGGTCAGCCATTGTTGGCGTATCACGAACGCCTACCAGCTCATCTAAAGCTCTTGGCTTGCCATCTCGAATGACATAAACCACAGCTGCCATTTTCAAGACGTTAAAGTCCATACCAATGAGCAAAGCCTCATTAGGTCTAATTTCTTCATCTGTGTGGTTTAAGGTTCGGTCGAAGTCTGGATAAACAGCCCCACTCGTTAAATTGACAAACTGCCCTTTTAGATACGCTGATATCAACTGAGGTGGATAAGACTCAAACAAGGATGCAATATAATCGTCAGGTAGATTAGCTTCATTGTCATAAGTTGAAGCTTGAATCATTCCGTATAGTGCGCGCTTAGCATCACTTAGGTTTGCTTCTTTAACAAACTGCTCATGAGTGAACTTAAAGCCCTCTGGTGTTGTTGCCACATCAATACCGTTTAACAGGCCAGCTTGCTTATAGCGCATACGAGCAATGATCTTACGCCAAGCCTGTTGAGCCTTGACCTTGGTCATTACATCTAGCTCATCAATCAGTGCATGCCCAATCTTAAAACCTACAATAGTGTTGGGCTTTTCCATTGATCGGCAAATAATTGTGCTTCGATACTGACGACCATAATAAAGATCAACTTCTTTGTTCGATTCATAGATCTTTGTTTTTAATCCCCAATCAAAAGCAACTTCATCAATCGTAGGAAAAAAGATATCTCGGATCTGCGGATAGGTTGGAGCAAAGTAACCCAAAGGAACTTTGGGAAATGACCAAGATTTATCACAAAGACTTGAACAACCTACCCATGTTTTACCTGAACCAAACCCAGCAACGAACGCTCTAAACTTATTTGGCAATTGGAGAAAGTTAGCCTGAGGCACATTCAGTGTTGGATTGATGTTCGGCATCTTTTTTACTCGCATCTACAACATGAATAGTCACCTGCACTGGGGTTACATCTTCATCTTCTTCTGGATTAAGTTCTTTTTCGAGTTTCGCTATTTCAAGCTCTTGTTTCTTCACTTGAAGTTCGCTTATCTTATCCAACCCTAGTAGCTTAGCTTTGCCCATTGTTGCTGCAACTGCCGCAGAAACTTGAACTCGCTCTCCTTCAAATGCGGCTTTACGTGCTTCTTCTAATTCTTGAAGCAAGTCGTCTACAGTCAAATTATGGCGGGTTTGATGTTCCTTTCTAATTAGCTCAAGCCTTGTGGTAATCTTGGGGTTCTCAAGTAATCTTTTAGCCTCACGGTTGACCGTGTTTTCATTCATTGAATCCGCATCGTAGGCTTGTCGATACGCCTCCGAAGCGTTCCCCAATTCGATAAACAATTGGCAAAAGTTCTCTTGCTTCGGAGTTAGTTTTAACTCCGCCATAAATCTCACCCATTAAAAAACCGCCACTTGGGCGGTCATAACTACTTCACAATTTCCAACTTTTCCAAGAACCGATCTAGCTCTTCCTCAGAATTAAACTCTAGATCTAGGATGTCATTGGAGGTTAAAGTTAAAACTAACTTATAAAAATCTCTATGAGCAAATTTATTGTTTTCTGATGTAGCCTTTTTCACTTTTACCACATGGTTTAAGTTAATGTATTCGGATTTATGCTGCACAAACATTGCTTTTCCTTATATTTAATGATTAAAGAAAAAACAATGTATCTTAGCTGCTTAACTATTCCAACACATACTTAAGGTCATCAGGCGTTTCCAAATAACACCCGTTTTTATTGCAGAATGCGTGAATGTCGTTTAGGTATTCTGTGAATTGAGCTGTACTTGCGTCTGTAGTGCTCATTAACTCACAAAGTCCATCAGCTACTTGTTGATAGGCTGGATGCTTACAATCCTTCAATTCTCTAACAGCCTTGAATGTTTTCTTGTATTGCCCAACATCATCACGGTCATAGATTTTGGATAAGAAGTTCTTCTTAAAGAACAGATGCTCATAATCTTTATCTGTACCTTGACGTTTAGCCCATTGATTAAGCCACATCCAGTACAAACGGTTTTGAGCTTTTGTCCGGTCTTTCTCTTGTGGTGCAATTAAAACCACTAAAGGCTTCCCTTCACTCGCTGCCTTTGCATGATTATTATTGAGATAGCTAATTACATAGTTGATGTCAGAATGGTTTTTGATGACGAATCGTGGTTCCATTTTGACCTCGCAATAAAAAACCACCCGAGGGTGGCTTAAACCTTAGCAAACTTAAAATCACTTCTAGACGTGTAGATCTTTGCTATATGCCTTAAAGCTTCTTCCTCAGTATCAAACATCATTGAGAAGGTTTTGAATTGAATCTTTTTGCCATTTGAAAGAACTTGATATGTGTATTCATATTCTTCGAACTTGCGACCTGTTCTCTTTTCAAAATGCTGAAGGAAATAACTTAATTTTTCACCAAGCCAGTAAATTTGATTCTCTGGAATGAAGCGCAGTCGATCCCGTATTAACTCACGACAAAACGGATGTCGAACATGCTGATGGTTAGAGTTAATAATCCATTCAATCTCATCAAGGCGTTGCAGATATTCAATTAAACGACCAATTTCTTTAACTTCTTGTATGTCACTAAACTCACCAATTGGCGTTCTATATAGTGTCGGCGCATCAACCCAGTTATATTCTGGAACATCAATTTCTAGGCTAATTTTCATTAGAATTTACCATTGATTTATAGAGTTAAATTATACCATAACCACATGATTTAATTAGAAAACATCGTCTGGATTTGTATCTATTTTTAACATTAATTCGGTCTTTTCTAACCAACCATCAAATAGAGCTTCTGATTCTTGTCTTGTGCCTAATTGGTATGTGTCGAATAAGAAATGACACTTATGGCAGAGAGGCACTGTAAAAGCATCTGAAGCTTTTATCCCTTTACCCTTGCCATGCTTGCCAGAATTAGAATGAGCAGCTTGTGAGTGAGGATAGCCGCATCTAACGCAGGGTAATTTTCTTATTGCAGCAAGTCGCTTGTTATCTCTCATGCTTATACTATTCTTGCTGAGATCAGCATATTCAAAGTGTTTGCATCTTCAACACTCAGTTCTATTTGAAAATCTTTACCCAAGTTATTCATAAAGAATTTAAGGTTATTAGCAAGCTCATCAATATCTTTTTTCTTGTCGAGAATATTTGGGATTTTAAGTGAGCACTGTTCTGCATCACTGCTAATCAAATCTCTATAAGTAGGCTGCATTCGGAGGAAGTTTAAAACATCAGTGCCTGCAATTTCTTCAAGCTGTTTTGTGCTTAATAGATATTTCATTTTCAGTACCAAATAGATTTTTACGAATGTTCTTCACTTGTTCTTTGTGCCGCTTAATCTTTGCATCCACTTCAACCATTTCTTTCGCAGTCATCAAGCCACGTGAAAGGTTTTGAAGCTTTTCTATTTCTGCACATATTGCAACTAGGTTCTTCTTCGCTTCGATTGTGTCCATGTTCGCCACCCAATGCCTGTTTTAATACTGACAACTTGTAATGTGAATGTGGATTGTGAACACCAACAATACACTTATCTGTGTAAAATCCATGTGCCTTAAAGTGCTCGTTCCATTCATCTACAAAATAAACAGCTTCTTGGTGTGCGTTCTCAAGAATCTTTGTGATCCTCTTAGCGCCAAGCTTCTCTAAAAGTTTTTTAGCTTTCATAAAATCACCAAAAATAAGTGCTACTCAACAAAGCCTTTTAATATTTCAAGCAACTCTTTGGCTGCTTCTTTGCTAATAACAATGTCTGAATCTTTTTGATAAATAATTACTGTGCTTTCTTCTACTTCAACTTCTAACTTGAAGTATTTCTCTTGCTTGATATCGATGCTCATTTTTTAGAATCCTGTAAAAAATAAAAGCCCCGCCAATAACTAGTATTTGGCAGGGCTTCATGCGCCGTAATCCGTTCGGCAAAATTGAGAGGTGCCCCAACAAAGCACCTCTCGCGAGATTAATAAAACTTATTTGCGTGTATTCCACTGGCGAATAGCATAATTAACAACTGATCTTTCTTCATAAGCAGTGTCGTAATGAAAACTTTCATCCCAAGCGATCATCGCCCAAGCACTAGGGCCTTTTGATCCACAATCATGACACCATATGAAAGCATCCCATGCTATAGAGCCGTCTTCATCTGGTTTTCCATAATGTGAAGAATCTGTACAAATTGAATCAGATCCACAAAATGGGCAATTTAAAGGTTTTTCGTCTGGCCGTAATTCTAGTTTTTCTTGATCAGCGTGCCATGTATTGCCCATTTTTAATTCTCCAGAAACGCAAAAATCCCATCAACTCAATGACAGGCTTTAATCTAGTTTCGCCTTCTTGCTTATGTTGCAAGGGTTACTGCTAGGTAATTAGGTGAGAACCCTTGAGGCTTACAGACTATTTCACTCTAGGGCGTATTTAATCTCGTTCGGCGAAAGACGCTGTAAGAATCCATCACCTAGTGAATCACGTATAGAAAATCCACTCTAACACAAATTTAGCACTTCGCGTCTGGACAGTCAAGTGATTATCCTGCTCTCTCACTTTTAATGAATGAAGCCTGCCCGCGCATGTAAGCAATGCCACAACGAATATCTTGATCTACTGAAGCTTTGCTTATTCCGCGTCTAAGTGCAATTTCCCTCAATGAATATCCACTAACATAATGTGACCAAACTAGGTCCAACCACTCTTGAAGGACTTCACTTGCATTGTCTTTGATATCCAACCATAAGCGCTGAAAAGCACGAGCCTCATTGTCATTAATCAAACGCCCTGATTTCTTTGGAGTTGGCATACGCCCAATATATTCACCATCATTCATGTAGACATTCAATAGCCACTCACGTTGATCTTGAGTAAGCTTCTTATCAGGTGTTGTTTTAATAATGGTTAAGCGGTTATTTGGGCAAGCATCACACCATGCACCAAATGCTCGTAACCATCCTTCCAATGTACGTTCTTTCCAATTCACTGTTTGCATAATGTGATTTACTGCCGCATTCATACCGTCACCCTTACTTGCCGTATTTCTTAATATGAGTTCTAACTTTTTCTCTGTTGACTTCTCCGCTCGCTATCTGTTCATACATTTTTCTGGTCTGCCAAATGACATAAATAATGAGAAGGGGAGAAAATAAAATTCTCAGGATGATTAGAAGCAGCTTTAAAGAAGCTTCTGCATAGTCCTTGAGGTCACACCAATGATCTTCAAACCATCCCTTTAGAAAGAATCCTTGCCATTGGAGTGTGAGCTTTAATGCATCTACATCTACCTTTGATTTCATACCGTCACCTACTTACCAAATACCGTCATCAAAACTATTGCCACCATAAGTACCGAAAAGATAATTACTACTGCCTTGTTATGGTCCATCACGCCACCTTCTTCCCGTTCATTCCCCAGATCAACATGCCTGCGTCACGCTGTTCTTGATTTGTTCGACCTTGCCAGCCTGTAACCTTGTTAAACTGTTCTGCATTGAGCTTTGATTTAGTTGGCTTTACAAGTAAAACCGCTAGACCCAATGCTTGTGCTATTTCCGCCAACAAGATTCCAGTCGCATGATTCATCCCAACACGTCTAGCAATTTGCTCGTTCACTTGTCTTGAGTGACCACCACCTACTCTGAAATTGGCTTTCTTGTTCTCCCAGCCTGCTTCAATCACAACCTTCTTGATGCTGTCCTGTTCATTTCTGAATAGTTCAACCGTTTCTGGAAAAGTCAGATTTTTAAGTTGAAGATCACTACCAAGAATGGCAACTCCCGACTTTTCTAAGTCAGGATCGATGCCAATGATGATTTGAGCCTCTTTGAATGTGTTCATAGCTCAATCCTATGGTTGGTTAGGCTTGCACCTTTTGAGATGGCCTCTTCTGCTTTCTTGCGATGTTCATCGTATTGATCCCCCTTGAGCGCTTGCTCTAACTTCTTGCCAATCTCAAACATTGACCAGCTCTTTTGAAGGTCTGATGCAATAGACATAACATTTGCAATGATTAGACCTTGTTGATCCACCCGCTTTTGCAGCTCTGCCTTATCCTTTGCCAACTGAGCTTTAAAACCACACTCACGTTCATACGCTTCTGCAAACGTATCAACATCTTCATAAGCCTGTTTAAGTTTACCTTCCAGCTCCTCCACTTTCGCTTGCTGTGACTGCCATGCATTGGCCCATGCTTCCCATTTTTCGTTAAATGACTCCAAGCACATTGCATCAACTCTTCTTGAACCATTTGAAACATATCTTCCAAATTCCCCAAGAGTCACATCAAAGTCGACATCTGCTCTAAATAGCCCAATCCAGTACTTTTGCTTCTCAAACTCTTCTCTACACTTATCCATCTCAAACATCCTTTGATTTACACAGCGGACTGATGTGGTTTTCTATGTGGGAGTCGTCGCCCATGTCTTGATTCTCTTGCTTGATAGGCAAACTGTTTTGTGTATCGTTTTGGCATAAATTTGAAACACTACAATCACTTATTGCTTGATCGTTGCTTGATTCAATACGATGCCCTGCTGCCTTTTCTTGTGGCTCAGCATGTCTGAATTTGATTGATGAAAATGCCTGCCTGTAATCGTTAATCCCAAGAAATCTACCGCCATCTAAAACAGCTTCTACAGTGTAAATCTCTGTATCGTCTGATTTACTGTTTTGAAATACGACCTTATCCCCGACTTTAAACTCGCTCATGGCTGGCTCCTTCACTGCATTCAACACTCTCAACAAGACGCTTGAGGTCCTCAACACTCACTAGTGCATCATGCGGTTCCGTTACTATGATTTGCGGGTCTAAACAAAACCCCCATGAATTATTTTCTTTATTGAAATGCTGGGAACCGTTGTCTCTGTAGTATTCTGGTCCTAGCAATTCATCATTAACCTCATCAAAGTAATAAAAGACCAAAGATGCTGACTCTGGCGCCCCCTCAACAACCTCTCTCGCCTTCTTTTCGCCAAACTCACGAATAAACTGTTCTGGTTTCATACCGCCTCCTTGTAACGTCTAGTCATGTTTATCTCCTAATCCGTTAGTTCTACTTCGTAATTGATTAAGGTGTGATAAACCTTGCTATCCAATTGATCTTTATAGAGATTGGCTACTCTTTTAATTTCCTTTTCTTTTTCATTCTTGTACCAGTAGAAAGCGTCCATCGCATTGTCAAACTTTTGGCACATTTTGTTGTGCCCATTAACTTTTAACTGAGCCTGAAACTTTCCTTTCCACTTGTTAAATGTCACACCAATTGGATAATCACCCCTTGCACTATCACTTTTGCAAAAAAGTAGATTTATTGCGGGAGGTACAAAACATGTAGTTTCATTTGAGTAATGCTTGTTTCCTTTAAAAAGAATGTCTTTGTCCAGCTGCCAACGTTCATTAAGACACTTATCAAAATTGGCTTTCCCTTGAATATCCTTTTCAAAATTTGAAAGGGTCAACCAATCCTCTGAACAAGTAACACCTTTGTATGCAGGTTGGCGTTTCTGGAAAGTTTCTGAATAGCAGCGCTGTATGACACCTGACCACAGGTAATACTCTTTAATTAACTTCCCATCTTTTCGAACAGGAGTGTTCCAGTCATTTATTCCAACCCCGAAGATCAACTTCTTTTCAAATCTCATTTTTGATCTCCTGTCATGGCTTCCTGCTTGAGCTGGTCTAGCATTTTCAGCTTTCTTAATTTCTCGTAGAGGTTCGCTGCTGCTCTTGTTTCTTTATTGCGAGTGCCGAGGTTGTAATCTCTGCGGAGCTTCATCATTGATGTGTAATCTACAAATTCGATCATGCTTTCAGCTCCCCTTTAACATTCAGGATGTCTTTTGCGTATTGAGTTGCCTTGTAATGATTTTTCCCAACACGTTCGAAATATTTCCATTCAACAAATTTTTGAAGATTGCTGTAGATGATTCCTCGATTGAAATCAAACACTGATTCCTTCACGTCTTTGACACTGAAAGGCGCTGATGCATGACAGCCAAACACGAGTAAGCTAAGCTGGTCATCAAAGTTCAATTTCTTTGTTCTATTTAAAGTTTTCATGCAGCCATTCCTTCTTCTCGAATAGTCACAAAACGGCAGATATCTAAGCGGTCCATAACTCGAACTACGCCTTTCTTGCCATGACGATTTTTAGCAACGATTAATTCGGTGACACCTGACGGTAGGTCGTCTTCACCAATGATTGGATTCGCTAGGATGATTTGGTCTGCATCTTGTTCGATCTGACCTGATTCTTTTAGATCTGATGCTTTAGGACGTTTCCCTTTCTCAGACTCACGATTAAGCTGCGCTAATGCTATAACTGGGCAATCAAACTCTTTAGCAAGTGCTTTTAAATCACGGCTAATTGAGCTCACTTCCTGGTAACGGTCTTTCTTACTTGGGTCACGAACCAATTGAAGGTAGTCAATTACGATGCATCCTAGTCTTTTGTATTTGCGCTTAGCTTTACGAGCCCAAGAATGTATTTCTGCAATTGTCGGCTTTTGCTTGTCTTCGATATGGATTGGCAAAGAACTGAACCGTCTTTGAGCATCTGCAAATTGAGCCAACATCCCATCAAATAATTCAGCGTTATGAATGTTGTCATAAGGAATTTTGGTTAATGCTGAGATACAGCGGTTTGTGAATGTCTCTACATCCATTTCGGCAGATACAACCAATACAGGCTCGTTGTATCGCACTGCTGTCTGAATAACTAACATTTGAGCTAGAGTTGATTTACCTGAACCAGGACGACCACCCACGATGCAGAAGTGTCCTTTTTGAATTAATCCAACAAGGTTATCCAGGTGAGTTAAGTTAAACTTTACGCCTGTGTACTGCTTGTTAGCTTTAGCCTCAGCCTTTTGGATTAAACGATCTGTAGCACGGTTCATAGCCTCTTCAAATGTGAAGCTAGTCTTTTCAACATCGTTTGAAGTTTTCTTTCCATCTAGGATGCTTTCAGCAGCAATGTGAACGTCAGGGATTGTTAGGTCTTTTGCAATCTCTGCAATGCTTTGCCCGATATGCTCAACTTCACGGTGTGCCTTAAACTTGTTTAGCTCAGCAACATAAGACTCCAGGTTGTAGAAGCTTGAAGGCGCTTCACTGCTCATTTGAAGCAGGTATTCGGAACCGCCCATCAAATGAATTACGTTCTTCTGCTTAAGCTGCTGCTCAACCATAACGAAGTCATACGGTTTGTTTTCATTCGCAAGGTCTGCAATTGCCTGAAAGATTTGCTTATGGCGTTCTGGAAAGAAACACTCAACATCAAGATCATTGCTTACAACGTCAAACGAGTTGTCCACAGTCATCAAAGCTGTAAGAACCGCTTGTTCCATTGGAATGTTATGAATATGCGACATTACCAATCCCCCATATCTACTTTGAGTTCAGAAGGATTGATGTTTTGTGCAATACCACTTGCTTGTTGGAATAAACGCTCTACGAGCTTGTAGTCACGCTTAACCCACTTCACAAAGTTTGAATACATCTGAGTGCTTGTAACTGCACCAGTGTGTATTTTGTTTTCATAGTGAGGATTGATTTCAAGAAGGAGTTGATCAACCTGGTCTTGAGATACTTTTGGTAATCCAGATCTTTGCATCCAAGAATTCAATTGTTGTAAATCTGGTTTCCAGATATTCAGAACTTCATCAACTGGATTTTCTTGTTGCTCACTTTCTTTTAAGTTTCTTTTCTTTTCTTTTACAGAGTGACATTTGATGCTACTAGTTCCAGTATCATTTGATGCTACTAGTCTAGGTACATTTGATGTAACTACTTTAGATGCACCAGTATCATTTGATGCTACTAGTTCTATAGATAATCTATCTTCAAAAGTCACTTCATAACTTGTAGCTTTACCCAAAGTTTTAGTGATTTTTACTAGGTTGTATTTCGCTAAATCAGACATCGCTTTTCTGACAGTTCTTTTGTCTTTAAAGCCCGCTAATTTAAGAATTAATGATTCACCAATAGCCTTGTTTTCTTCATGAAAGCCTTTGATTTGTCTATTAAGCAAAACTAGACATTTAATTGCTTCACCACTTAAAACAGCCAAATACCCCTCATCACAAACAAAGTTAGGCAATGGTGTGTACCCATCTTCTTTTTTGGACATGGCTTTTTGCTCAATTCTTTTTGCTGTGCTTGGGTGAATGTCTACATTCTCCAAAGGCAAAACTCTTAATGCACCCATCAAACACCTCGCAATACAAATGCAGCTAAATCAGCTTTTGCTTTAGCTAATGCCATAGAGTTTTCGAGAGTTCGATTAAGCACATAAGCCTCAACCGCTTTTTGAAACAAACTAATCTTCCGATTTAGTTCAATGTCTGCTAATATTTGATAGTTCATTTGGTCCTTCTCCGATTGAACATTGAGCCTGATCCACGAAATCAGGCTTTTTTATTTATCTAAATCCCCGTTAATCCCTTCTGGTTCCTCATCGAAGCTGATTTCAGTAGAGATATCCCGTACTAAAGCGCCTAATCCCAAGCGCTGAAAAGCTTTTGCTTGTAAATTAAAGACATGCCACTCACCTACGATTTCTTTCTCAAGCAAGAAAGCCAAATAGCTGGCAAGGTCTTTTTCTTTTACAGAAGCGAGTGTTTTAGCTCGTTCATGGATTTCGGGAGATAAACGCACATGCGTAGATTTTTTTTCAAGGCTCATAAAACTTTCCTTATGCCGCTAAATGTTTTGGATTTGCTTTATCGAGTAGCCATTCTTGAGTCACTTTCCCGTTACTGTGCTCAGCAAGAATCTGTGCGTAGTTGGTTTCACCTGTGTAATCAGTACGTGGCAATACACCTTTCTCTGCCATCTTTCTTACAGCAACGTAGGATATCCCAAGTAATGACGCTGCATTGGTTCGCCCACCAACAGCATCAATGGCTTGTTGAATAGGATTCATATCTTAAACCTTATTTAAACCTAATTAATATTTTTATTAAACCATGAGTTAAAATTATTTTCAACCTATGGTTGCTTACAATTTTATATTTTTTATACGAAAATTTAACCAAAGGTTTCACGCGATGAAAGTTATGAGCACAATGGTTGAGCGCATTCAGGAAGCACTGAAAGCAAAGAAATTATCATGGTCTAAAGCTGCCACAATGATTGGCCTGACTCCTCAAGCGCCTTCTAAATGGAAAAAAGGACAGATTGGCAAAGAGACTTTGGATAAGTTGGCCGAACTTTTAGAAGTTGATGCCGGATGGCTTCTAAACGGGAAGAAAAAACAAAATTTAACCAACTTCAACATGCAAGAATTTATGGATAAGCACGGTCTATCCAAGAAAGATGAATCATCATTTGATGTGAATGATATTCAAAGCCCGTCAGTAGTTGAGTATGGTGGGGATGATGGATTTATCTGGATTGATGTGGTAGAGGCAAGTTTTTCTTGTGGCACAGGAGAGTCTATAGAGTTTCACTTTGATGTGATCAATGGAAAACAGCCATTCCCACCTAGTTTTTTTAAACAAAAAAATGTTCATCCTGATTGCATGCGCATCATCAAGGCTAAAGGCGACAGCATGGCGGACAAGATTGATGATGGGGATTTGGTTGGCATTGATATATCCCAAACCGACATTATCGATGGTCAAATTTATGCTGTTTACTTTGAGGGTGAAGGCATGATTAAGCAGATTTTCAAGGAAGAAGGCGGGAAACTGATTCTGCACAGCCTAAATCCTAAATACAGAGATCGTGAAGTCACGGAGCAAAATGGATTGAATTTTAAAGTTATGGGTCGCCAATTTTGGCGTGCAGGTTAAAAAAGGAGAATGGAATTGGATAACGCAAAACTACCAATCAATCAGATTATTGCTCGCATCAATGATGCTGCGAAACATGGTGAAGCTTTGGTGCTAACAGCCGAAGAAGTGAAGATTCTTTCCAAAGATATTGGCGACAAAGTCTTTATTCCTGTGCTTACTAATGAGCAGGTCGTGCAGTTGGTAAAAGAAGGAAAGCTAGGCCAGAAAATTAAATAATAAAAAAAGACCGATAGTAAGTCGGTCTTTCCACCCAAGCTTAGGAAGGTCTTGGATTGACTAATGTTGGCAGCATTAGCCTTTGCGCCCACCAATATCACAAGATAATTGATAAGTTGAGAATAACATATGTTTGGAGAATTAGTAAAAAAGATTAAGACTTGGTACAAAGGAGATCCAGGTCTAATTGACAGCAACCCTGCTACTGGCATTGATACAATTATAAGGGAGCCTTATAGAAGTCCCCTTGCTAAATTGGTAAGCTATTTTATTAGGCCCATAGGGTGGGCTTACAATTTTTTTATTCAAGAGTGGAAGTTCATTATTACTACGTTTTTAGTCATCCTTAATTTTGTCTACACTCACTCGATTAATAAGACCTTTAAGCAAAATAACCAAGAATATTCCAGATGCGAGGTACAGAAAGAAAGGGGAAATGAAATTACTTTTCATTGTTTGAAGAGAGAAAGCCATTGAGAAGCTAAACATCGACATCGACAAACAAAAGGTTAAATTGTTTTTACTCATATCTATAAACTCACTGTGAACCCGACACAGCATTAGATCGGGTGGAGAAGTAAAATGGCTGTATATTCTGTAACTTATGATCTTATTAAATCAAAAGATTACTCCAGAATTATTGAGGGAATAAAAAAAGTTTCTGGTGATAATTGGGCGAAACCAACTCGATCACAATGGATCATCACATCAACCAAAACATCTGAACAAGTTAGGGATTTTCTTAAAAACTATATTGATTCTGATGATGTTTTATTTGTGATCGAGGTTAAGCCAGAAAATTGGGCTTCATGGAATATTCCTAGAGAAACCCTTAATTGGTTGCATTCTTGAGTCCATGCCCGCCTACTACACCAACACCATTATCGAAGTTTTCTTGCGCTTTGAGGGTGGCTTCAAGAATAGCCTGATCTCCATCAACAAGAGCATCTTCTTGTAAGATGTACGAACAACCCATAATTTGAATTTTAGTACCTTTTGGTATAACAGCAATGTTCTTGCTCATAATAAACTCCATACAACCCACCCAGCGTGGGTTTTCTTTTGTCTATTAAAGCATATTTAAACCTAATCATAAATTATTTTCACCTATGGTTTAATTTATGCTTGCTTTTATTTTATACCTTTGGTTTAATAAATCTCACCAGATAACAAAAAAGTCCCTGACATCTGACCGACGGGACTTTTACTCAACGAGTGAGGTCATTATGAATCAAAGAATTGAAAAGTACAAGCTTAGCCAAGCCTTTAGGGATGGCTCAAAAGCATTCGTAGCTTTCTGGATTATCACCTTCATTGCATTTGCATTCTTAAAAGGCTGTGCCGACGAGCAACACGTCAACGAACTCAAAGCAAAACAGAACATGTATGTCCGCGTTCAGGTTGAGGGGGTGAAGTGATGTCACATTTCAAACCTGGTCAATTAGCTGTTCTCGCAAATGATGATCAAAAATCAAATATTGGGAAAGTTGTTTCTTTAGTTAGATGGCATGAATCAAAACAAGACACATCAGGCAACACACACCATGACGTATGGGATGTTGATTGCAATGATGGCTTAGAAACCTCTACAGGCAACTACTCATATACAAATGTTTTTGTTTATGCAAAGGACTTGCAGCCTTTAGCTAAGGAGCCCTCTCATGGATAACTACAAAATCAAAGTTTGTCGTAATAGAGGTGTAGTCAAAACAAGGTTTGTTGAGGGCTTTGGCAAAAATTACATCGTTTCAAACTTGGGACAAGTATTTTCAGTCGCTCGTTCAGGAAACTGGAAGCTTAAGCAGTTAAAACCAAATGTTAATCACAAAGGATATAGCCGAGTAACTTTGAAGAATGGCGGGGAATGTAAAACACTAAGCTTACATAGAGTTGTTGCTCATGCATTCATTGAAAACCATTTAGGTAAAACTCAGGTAAATCATATAAACGGAATTAAATCCGACAATGACGTAGCAAATCTCGAATGGTGTACACCAAAGGAAAACATTCATCACGCCTTAAAGACCGGTTTAACAAAGGTTTCCTCTGGCGAGAAAAAGTCTCAATTAACTAATGAGGATGTCTTGCAGATAGTTTCTAGATATCACAATGGCGAAATGTTGAGAGAGATTTCTAAAGACTACCCCGTTTCTGAACAAACACTAAGTTCAATTGTTAATGGAAAGAGTTGGTCAAGCGTCACTGGCATCCAACACTCATATATCGGCAAGGGAGTTAAAAGATGTCAAATGAATTAAAAGACCCAGCATTGATTAGCGGTGCTGAGGCAAAGCTTGCGTGGGCTAATGGAGTTGATATTCAAATCAAGAATGTAAATTGTGTCAACTGGTATGACTTAGATGAGAGCAAATACAATCTTGATATTTTTGATAATGTTCGTGTTGATTTCCGCCTCAAACCCCAAACCATCAAGCTTGAACTTGAGCTGCCGAAGCCTTTTGAGCCGAATCTGGATGAAAACTATTGGTTTATAGATAGCACAGAAGAGAAAGGTTACAGACTAACTCGCTTTGACAACGATGAAAATGATCAGGACGTTATGCAATTCGGAGCATGGCGCACCGAAGTCGAGATCAAGCAAGTCGTAGAGCAACTCAGAAAGATACGAGGTACTAACTCATGAATATGTTAGCCAATATCTCGTTTGATGCTGCGGTATTCACAAGCCTTGAAGTGATGAATGTAGGTGTTGAGGATGGCGTTATTCAGTTCTCTTTATCTATTCAAAACGCTGAGCACATCTACATCGTTGCGAGTGTCAAAGGAATTGAGAAAAACGACACTTTCGAATATGGCGAAGGCTTGGACTATCAAGACTGGAAAGATGTGAATTACACAAGAATGACAGTCGATTCAAGTAGCCGACCACATGTCGATGACTTTGATTATGTCGATGCAATCGAAGGTATGCCCTTTGCCCTAACTTCTACTCAAATTCAAAAGCTGAATGAGTATTTAGAAGAACTGGCAAGAGAAGAAAAAATTTCAGAGTTGAGAGGTGGGTGATGGAGTGGATTAGTGTTGATGAACGTATGCCTGAGTTGGATGTTTTGGTTTTAATTTTCAATCCATTCACTCATGAAACTATGCATACAGCAAAGTTAGTAGAAATTGAAGGTGAAGAATGGTGGTTCTTTGAAAGTGATGATGACTACCTAGATCCACAATATACATCCCACTGGATGCCACTACCAGAACCACCAAAGAATTAGGAGAAGATTATGAATGCGCCAGTGCAACACTCAGGACAGAACCCTTTTGCAGTAGCTGCTCCTACTACTCAAGCAATGTCTACAGTTCAATCTGATAGTCAACGTGCAATTGCAGAGGTTCAAGCAGCTTTAGTTATTGCTAAACAGTTTCCACGCAATCCAATTGAAGCTTATGACCGGATTATGAACGCTTGCCAGCGTCCAGGTTTAGCTCAATCGGCTGTTTATTCTTATGCTCGTGGTGGTAGTTCGGTAACTGGTCCATCAATTCGACTTGCGGAAATGCTTGCTCAGAATTGGGGGAATATTCAGTACGGTATCCGTGAATTATCTTCTGAAAATGGCGAATCAACGGTTGAAGCTTTTGCTTGGGATGTAGAGACAAACACCCGTCAAACAAAGGTATTTCAGGTTCCACATATACGCTACACACGCAATGGATCTAAAAAATTAACAGATCCACGCGATATTTATGAATTGGTTGCAAATAATGGCGCTCGTCGTCTTCGTGCATGCATCTTAGGTGTAATACCCGGTGATGTAATTGATGATGCAGTTAATCAGTGTGAAAAGACAATCCATGCAAGTGCTGATACTTCACCAGAAGCTGTACAAAAACTTGTTGTTGCCTTTGAGCAATTTAACGTCACCAAGAAAGACATTGAAGATTACATTCAGCGTCGTCTTGATGCTATTACAGCAGCCAATATCGTTGCGCTTCGCAAGATTTTCACTAGCTTACGTGATGGCATGAGTTCACCTAAAGACTGGTTTAAAAATGTCACTGTGAAGGAAGTTGGAGAAGTTCAGGAAGTTAAACCAACTGTACCAGACAACGAGTTCCCGGTTCTCTTAGAGCAAATCAAAGCCGATGCAGTTACTAAAGAATATGTATTAGAAGGCTATGCACTTACTAATGCACAAAGAGCTGAGGTAAATGCACTATGAAGCTATTCCGATGCTCAAGCCTTCATAAGCTTGTAGGCGACCCTAAAACTAAAGGCTCAGTTCTTAGCGATACAGCTAAGACTGAGATTAGAACAATCGTTAAGGAGGACTTGACCACGTTCAAGTCTTTCAAAGGCAACCAGTACACGGCTAAAGGTAATGCGCTTGAAGAAATCGCAATTAGCCTGTCTGGTAAGGTTCGTTTTCGTCAATACTTAAAACATCAAGGCCGTTTGGAAAATGAACTAATCACTGGTGAATGTGACATTCTTGACCTAAATAACAAGTTGATCATCGACACTAAATGTACTTGGGATATTGGTACTCATCCCTTCTTTCAAGATGAAGCAGAAGAAAAGGCAAAGAAAGCCGGTTATGACTGGCAGATGCAAGGCTACATGTGGCTTTACGACTGTGAACAAGCAATGGTTGATTTCTGGCTACTCCCTTGCCCTGTCGAGCTTACAAATGATTGGGATGACCGAGAACAGCTAATTGATTTAGTTGAGCGTATCGATCTTAGAGAACGTTTAACAACTGTCACCTACAAACGTGACGAAGCAATGATCCAGAAGATCAAAGACAAAATTCCACATGCTCAAGAGTACTACGCAAAGTTATATCAAGAGCGCATTAAGGCAAAGGTGGCAGCATGAAACAAATCGAATTAAACACAATTAGCGGTACTTCTGACCAGATCGCAGAAGAGATTTTTAAGAAAATTATTGGGCCTATGGTTGATGAAATGAATAGCCAAGATAAAGACTCAGCAAAGGTTTTCACATTCTCAGTAATGTGGCTTGGTATGGCTTTATATGCTGCTCAATTTGAACCGCACAATGCCAAGAAAACAATTCAATTCAGTGTTGATCAGTTCATGGCAACGTTTGACAAATTCAGCAAAAGACCGAGCTAAGGAGCAGCAGCATGACAGATTTGAATAAAGAAGGCAAAGTCAATCTAAGCTTTGAGCAAGACAATGGTGCTGTTTGGGTATTTGCAGGTGATAGTCAATTTGGCACCGAAATCAGCCATTTAATGATGATGCATGCAGATGAATATAGCGAAGATGAATTACGTGTTATTTGTCACCATGCAGCATGTGAAATTGACAGACTTAGAGCAGAGCTAGAAAAAGCCAAAGCTCAGGCGGTGCCAGAATGGATCTCAGTTGAAGTTCAAATGCCTGAATCATTACGAAATGTGCTTGTTTTGTTAGATGCAAACCCAGCTAAAAACCAAAACCAAATGGTTGCTCATTTTATTCCTAAGTTCACTGAAGAGTATCACGGTGATAATGATTGGTATGACTATGACGAAGATCGCGGCTGCGGTTATGTCAAAGAAGGATGGTATGCAAATACAGCTTACATTGGTGATGAGTATTCTAGTTATTTTATTGAGGAAAAAGTAACTCATTGGAAGCCACTAAAAGAAGCAAGCGAATCGGGAGCTGAACAATGAGCATAACACTTAGCGGTCATCAACTAAAAAGCCTTCTCGAATTTGTAAATCCAGATGGTGAGAAAGATTTAGATCAACTTGAAACTGAACTAACTATTAAATTTTTTGAAGATGGGCACAGTGGCAAAGGCTATTACTTTTGGATGACCGAATATCCAGAGGAAGGCAGCATGTTGTTGGATGTTGAATCGGGAGCTGAGGGATGAGTGAAAAATACAGTTTTCTATTATTGGTTATGGCTATTTTTGGAATTGCATTAGTACGAACTGGTAAATATACCGATAGTTTTGTATATGCAGTTTCAATAGCTTATCTGGTGCTTTTTGTTCTGACTCACTTCAAGCCGATCGTTATCAATAACAATGATTTTTCAGGCTCAAAAGTGAGTTTGGAAGTAGATAAAGAAAGCGGAAAGTAAGGAGGGGTGAAATGACAGCGATTGCAAATATTGGTAGTAACTTTGTTGTAGCGTTACCACCTTCAGATATTTGGCTAAATGATTCTCAAGCTGCTGAGTTCTTGGGATATCGAGATGTACACTTTAAGGCAGCGGTTTGCTGCCTACCAACCTTCCCTAAACCGCGCTATGTTATTAAGTGCGGTCAAGGAAGACGCTGGAACTTGGCAGAGCTATCAAACTGGTTGAATGAACAATCAGATGATGAGCCAAAGAAAGGAAGACCACGCAAACGGGGCTAATCTAGCCTCGTTGCAATTTCACTTGCAGTAGCATTGTAATAGACCATCAAGCTTCTTAAGTCTTTATGCCCAATCATACGGGCCAAGTCTAAAACTTCTAATTTCCTTGCAAGGCGTGTACAAGCCTCATGGCGTGTATCATGGAAATGCAAATCAGTGATTTGACATCTATCTCTTAATTTACGCCAAAGCGTATCAAAGCTTTGGGAATTACAAGTAAAGACCTGCTTTTTATCAAGACCTTTTAATAAAGTAAGCAACTCAACTGCACGCTTAGATAGTGGTACATTTCGTTTAGTACCATTCTTTGTTTCATTTAAAACTAAATATCTATCTTTTAAATAAACACGATCCCAAGTCAAGCCAACAATCTCACCAGCACGCATTGCCGTTTCAATTGCAAAGAGAAAGGCAATTATAATTTGCTGAGTTGAGTTTACTGGTACATTGTTATCCCAATTTGCTGCAAGACATAATCTATCAATCTCATCCTGAGCAATTCGTCTATCTCGGTGCTTTGATGGTGGCGGTAAAGTCAAGTCGGCCATTGGAGACTCTTTAATCCACTTCCATTCTTTCCGGGCAACAGTAAATAAAGAAGCTAAAATATTTGCTTCACGCCGGACAGTAGCACCCTGCACTTCTTTTAATCGGGAGTCGCGCCATTGCACTAAATCGTCAGTTGTGACTTTGGCCAATTGCTTTTGACATAGCTTTTTATACTCACGCTTGAAGAAAGCCATTCGCTTGACTTCATTCTCATGAGTTTTCTTTTTAACACTCACTTCACTTAAGTAGCGTTCAATAGCTTCTAAAAAAGAGTGATCTGGTAATTTGCCATGCGATTGTTCGCGTAACTGAGTCTCGCGTTTAGATGCCCAAGCTCGTGCCTGTGCTTTTGTATCAAAGGTTGAACTTTCGCGAATTCCGTTTACACTTATCTCGGCTCGCCATGTATTGTTGCGTTGTCTAAATGAAGCCAT